GTCATAATCTTATTAGTTATTTCTAATGCGGATTCAGGCATAGTAGCACTAAATACACAAACTTGACATTGTTTAGGAACAAATTGGAAAATTTCATATAATTGTTCTTTAAAACCCTTAGAAAGCATTTCGTCTGCTTCATCAATAATTAAACATTTCAATTTAGTCATTCTCAATACATATCGTTTAATCATATCTTGGATACGTCCTGGTGTGCCTACAATAAATTGAGCACCACTATCTAAGGCTTTTTTATTACTTTCAATAGATACACCACCGATTAATAGCGCACTTTTCAATTTCATATATTGTGATAAACAAGTGTAATTATAATATATTTGTTGTGCTAGTTCGTGATTCGGACATATAACTAAGACTTGAGGTCTTTCTATAGTCTTATCAATCTGGTTTAATGAACCAATTAAAAAAGTGGCTGTTTTACCGGTTCCTGATTGTGATTGTGCTATCAGGTCTTTATGTTCTAACATTGGTTTTATAGCTTTTCGTTGTATAGGTGATGGAATTTCATAACCCATCGAGTAAATACCACGTAATAGATCTTCATTTAATTTTAAATCGTCAAATGATTTACATTCATAAATGACGGATTCTTCGGTTTTAGCATTTTCATTTGTTTGTGATGACGATGACATCTTATATTATAGTAATGTAAGATATAATCTTTAAATCATTATGTATCTCTTTTTATTTTTCAAAAGATGAATATGCTTGTGCTAAATCATATGAATTGGAAGCTTGATATGGTAAAGTATCAGTTTGTAAAGTTTTAGCTAATTTATATGATAAAGCGTATGCTTTTTGATTTTGGTCAACTATTGTATCATCTGTATTTTGTTTTATGGTCGGTTCAAAATGTTCAAATCGTTTATTTTTTCTACAAGCACTAGTCTTCAATTGTTTTTGATTATTTTTTTGAACAACTTTTACACTTTTATTTTGTGTAAATTTTTCCTCAATAATATGCTTTTCTTTATTATCTAAATTGACATATATTGTATTTTTTTGTTCTGGTAAATTTATAATCGCATCTTTCAAACGATAATCAACTACTGATGCTATAGTTATACCTAAATAGTAGCCAAAGAGTAAGATTACAAAAAGGCCTATTATTATTTGTTGCCACTCTTTCATATTCTATTATTATAGAATAATTTATTATCCATAATAATATTAATATAATAAGATGTCAGCAGAACAGAGTAAATGTATTGTTGGTAATAAACAGTCGCCGATAAATATAATATCAGCTAATGCGAAACAATGTAATACTTTATGTAATTTACGTTTCTTTTATAGAAGTTCATTATGTTCTATTGAAAATAATGGGTTCAGTTTTACAATTCGTTATGATCCTGGTTCAAGTGTAGTGTATAAAGATGAAGTATTTAGTTTAGAAAGTATAACTATTACTATACCATCATCACATAAGATAGATGGTAAATCATATAATGGTGAAATTATGATAAATCATCGTAATACTATTAATAAGAATTTATTGATAGTATCTGTATTTTTACAATTAGATAATAATGAGATAGCTAGTGCTTCAAAAGGATTTCTTGATGAATTTGTTGATATTATACCTAGTAATAATAGTGCTAAATTAGTGAATCTTGGAACAGAATGGAATGTTTTTGATGTATTACCAGAAGATAAAGGTTTTTATACATATCAGGGTTCTATAATAAGAGAACCTTGTACTGAAAATGTTACTTGGGTAGTAATGGCAAATCCTGTATATGCGAGTTTGAGATTTTTTGATAAGATGAAACAGTTATTTCCAAATGAGAGTAATCGCGGAGCAAGAAATGATGATACAAGAGATGTTTTATATAATTCAAATACAGATAGAGCAAATAAAGAGAATTATGGGTCATCTATGAGATGTTATGATGATTTAGCATTTAGAAGTCAATGTTCATTATTATCTAAAAATGCTTTAGTACAAGAACAAACTGACAATTCATTAATGTATATAATTCTATTTATATTAGCAATAATAGTTATTGTATTACTTATATTAATAAGAGAGAGGGTGAATTTTATGGATAAAATGAGAAATATTGGAAGTACATTAATGACAGGTGTTAATAAAATGGGAAGTATGATAGATAGAAATGCGGCTGTTCAAAGATAGATAAGTTATTTTTTCTTTGAAGATTTACGTTCTTTTAGAGATAAACACATTTCTTTACATTTAGAAACTTGCGTTTTGATTAATTCTATAGCATTTTTTGTAATTTTATTTTCATCTTTCAATATTTTTAATATTTCTTTACACATACTCAGTTGTTCTTTTAATAATTGTATTTCATTTGTTTGATTTTCTATATGGTCTAATAAATCATCCATATAGTCCCGCTTTTTCCAAAAAATTGTTTCAAATATGGGTTCTTTATCATCTGGAAACTCAAAATGTTGTTTTTTTACATACCATTTAAAAGACCCACGAGATAAACATACTGATTTATCAGTTGTATATACAAGTCGTCCACCTTCTCTAAAACATTGTTTATGATTTGAATCTAATGTTACGTATCTTATTTGTGAATTTACTGAAACTTCATCTATATTGTCAATACGAACAAAACTATCAAGTAGTTCTTCAATTTCATTTTTTGTATATTCTTTTGTTCGTCTTTTTTTATTTTTTAAATTTATTATTTTATTAGACATCTTATAATATAATCATATTTTGACTTTTATAAAAAAAACTTAATAAGCTTACTCTTATTGTGTTTAAAGAATAAAAATAATTATATACCTATAATATAAAATAATCAATGGGCTTAGGTTATATGTTACTTGCTGTAAAGAGTGAGCAAGATAAATATTTAGTAGGTAATCCACAATTCACATTTTTTAAGGGTGCTTATAGACGTCACACACATTTCGCATTAGATCCTGTATATGTTCCATTTGTTGGTGAAACAACTAATGCTTATGGTCGTAAATTATATGTTGATATTCCTAAAAGTGGTGATTTATTACATCGTATGTATTTAGTATTAGATATTGAAATACCTAATCAAACAGATATTTCAAATGTCAATCTATTTGGCTATTCATTTATAGACCATATTGATATTATTATTGATGGTCAATTAATAGACCGTCATTATAGTGATTGGTTAATGTTATATATGGAATTGATGCAAGATAAACGTAAAGAACTAGCAACTGGTTTAATGACAGGAATGCATTCATCTGGTAATAATAAGAAATCACTATTTTTACCATTAAGATTTTGGTTTAATAATGATATAGGTCTATCATTACCATTAATTGCTCTACAATATTCTAATGTACGTATAGAAGTACAGTTAAATCAAAAGAGTATTCCAACAACATATGTATCTAATTTAACCACTACAGCAAATAGTATAACAAATACTAATCTATCATTAAATAGAATGCAAATGTTATGTGAATATATACATTTAGATAAAGATGAACGTGTATTATTTTCATCAAAACAATTAGAATATTTAATTACACAAGTTCAGTCAAGTTTGAATAATCCTATTCAACTTTATACATCTAGTATGACTAATGATAAATATGAAGATTTAACACAACGCTTTGATTTACGTTTTAATCATCCAGTCAAATCTTTATTTTGGGGCATAAAAGATAACCGAGTTGACTTGAGTAGTGTTGATTTATCACACAATTTATTTGATAATACTACAGGTGTATTATATTATAATTATTGGAGAAATGCTAACTATTTACGTGAACAAATGAAAGAATGTAATTTAGTTATGAATGGTAAAGATGTTACTGAACCATTAGAACCACAATATTTCCGTTTTGTTCAAGATTATCAACATCATCTTAATAGTTCATTATTGAATGTATATAATTTAAATAGAACCAGTAATAAAGCACCTAATTATAAGGCTAATATATATCCAATAGGTATGGGTTTCTATAATTATAATTTTGCTTTTAATCCAACGGAAACTCAACCATCTGGATCAGTCAATTTTTCAAAATTAGAACAAGCACAATTGAAGATGAAGTTATATCGTGATACTGATAATTTTACTTACAGTGCTACATCACTAACAAGTAATTTAACTGCTAAATATATCAATATATATGCGTTAAATATAAATATATTGAGAATTATGAGTGGTAAGGCTGGTTTAGCATTCGCTACATAATATAGCTTTTTTTCATTTGATATAATAAAATAATACTATTATGTCAAACGCAAGAATTATGTTACTCGCAATAGGCGAGCAAGATAGTATGATTAATCAGAATGCTGAATATACTTTCTTTCAACGTGATATAAAAACTCATACACAATTTGGAACTGATTGGTTAGTTGTTAGAAATAATGATAAGAATAATACTAATTTTATTGTTGATAATATGGGATTAGATATACACGTTCCTATAAATGGTGATCTATTAATAGATGTATATTTACGTATTAAATTAGACGCATCTACTCAATGGGATTATTCAGGTAATAGTGGTTCTATGGCTACAAATACTTACGCATTAGAAACATTTGTAAATATAATAGATACTGTTCAATTTATACATAATAATAAAGTTATAAGTGAATTAGATAGTTTATATATTTTATCTTATTATGACTTATATTTAAATCAGCAACAGAAGAATGAATTAGTTCCTATGGTATCATATGAATATGCTAAAATTGGTGCTCAATCGTCAGCATCATCACCGTCATTTATAAACTTATATGTTCCTTTACCATTTTGGTTCCACAAATCACCAATGAACGCATTTCCATTATGGGCTATAAAAGATAATAATATTACTATAAGAGTTACTCTTAAACAATTTAAAGGACCATCTACACGTGCTATAAGAGATATTGAATGTTTATATAAATATGGTTTTTTAACACCTGAAGAAAAGGAACGCTTTACAAGCTTACCATTAGAATATATTATTAAACAGGTTAATAGAGTAGATAGAGTGCGTGTTACTGCGAATAGCACTTATAAGGTGACTATACCACAAACACATTATATGGAATATTTAATGTGGAATATATCATTAATGGAGGGATATCAAAATACCAACAATAATATAGCTTTTAGAAAACTGATAGATGGACTTAAGAGAGCATCTATAAACATTAATGGAAATATGTTAGTTGACACAACTAGCGATTATTATAAATTAGTTCAAAGATATGAACATTTTAAGTGTGATAGTGCTTTTAAGATTTATGAATATAATGATATAAGTTCAGCACAATCATTAATATTACATCCAAATGAATATAATACATATCCATTCTATTACTTAAATAGTTTAGGTAGTAAGTTTGTTCCAATATTACCATTATATACTTATTCATTTGGTTTAGAACCTGTACAGAATAAAGATACTGGCTTCTTAAGTACTGAACAATTTACACATAGTCAATTGACATTGGAGTTTAATAATTTAAGTGATATAACTAATAATAATCTACAATTTGCTGAATGTAATGTATATTTAGTTCGTCATAATATTATAAGAATAAAAGATGGCATATTGAATGTATTATTTGCTTAAGAATGAAAAATTATATTTTCTCGTAAAAATATTTTCTATTGTTATTATATAATATTTAATTCAAAATGGCTGGTGGTTTAATGCAATTAGTTGCTTATGGTGCTCAAGATATTTATTTAACTGGTAATCCACAAATTACCTTCTTCAAGGTCGTCTATCGTCGTCACACTAACTTCGCAGTTGAAGCTATTGAACAAACTTTCAATGGTGCTGCTGATATTGGTCGTCGTTTCACTTGTACAATTGCTCGTAATGGTGATTTATTACATCGTTTATACTTACAAGTTGATCTTTCAGCTGTTACTAACGTTGGTAGTAACGGTTTCTTAGGTTTCCAATTATTAGACTATGTTGAAGTTGAAATTGGAGGTCAAGTCATTGATAAACAATATGGTGAATGGATGGCTGTTTGGTGTGACTTAACTCATACTTTAGACCAAGCTATTATGTTAAGTCAATTATTAGATGGTGCTAATACTGCTAATACTTCATTAGATAGATTACATGTTCCATTACAATTCTGGTTCTGTCGTAACCCAGGTTTAGCATTACCATTAATCGCTCTTCAATATCACGAAGTTAAGATTAATGTTCAATTTGTATCAACTGCTCCTAATTGTGTTGGCCCTGTTGGTTCAACATACTTACAAAATACTACCGTTTGGGCTGATTATATTTTCTTAGATACTGATGAACGTCGTCGTTTCGCTCAGGTATCACACGAATATTTAATTGAACAAGTCCAATATTCAAATGCTTTAACTATTGCTGCTGCTGCTACTACTACTCAACATGAATTACGTTTCAACCATCCTGTTAAAGAATTAGTTTGGTTAGTTGATCCATCATCATCAGTTACTACTTTTGATGGTTATTTAATTAGTTCAACTGCTTTATTACAATTAAACGGTCAAGATCGTTTCAAACGTCGTTCAGGTGATTATTTCACTAAAGTTCAACGTTACGAACATCACACAGGTGCGGGACGTTCATATGTCTTAAACGCATTAACAGGTGCTGCTGGTAATCCAAACTTTAACACAGTTTTACCAAATACTCACGTCTATTCATTTGCTCTTAAACCAGAAGAACATCAACCATCCGGAACTTGTAACTTCTCACGTATTGATAACGCAGTATTAAACTTAGAATTCTTAGCTGCTAGTTCATCATCCGCTATTCCATCATCAACTATTCCATCAGGTGGTGCTGTCTTAAAAGTCTATGCTGTCAACTACAACGTCTTACGTATTATGTCAGGTATGGGTGGTTTAGCATACTCTAATTAAGAAGTTTACTTATATGTCATTCTCATTACATAAATATTATGAGAATTACAAAAAAAAATCTATAGTAATAGTATAAATATAAAGAAATATGGCTGGTGGTTTAATGCAATTAGTTGCTTATGGTGCTCAAGATATTTATTTAACTGGTAATCCACAAATTACCTTCTTCAAAGTCGTTTATCGTCGTCATACTAACTTCGCAATTGAAGCTATTGAACAAACATTTAACGGTTCTGCTGATTTAGGTCGCCGTGTTACTTCTACTATTGCTCGTAATGGTGATTTATTACATCGTATTTATTTACAAGTTGATGTTGATTTATCAAATACAAACCCAGCTTTAGCGGCAGGTGTTTTCTCATATTATGGTTTTCAATTATTAGACTATGTTGAAGTTGAAATTGGAGGACAAGTTATTGATAAACAATACGGTGAATGGATGGCATTATGGTGTGATTTAACTTTACCATTTGACCAATCACGTATGTTAGAATATATGGTAGACCCTACTGAATTTGGTATATCAAATGCTGATCCAAATCGTTTACATATTCCATTACAATTTTGGTTCTGTCGTAATCCAGGTTTAGCATTACCATTAATCGCTTTACAATATCACGAAGTTAAGATTAATGTTCAATTTGAACCAGCTTCTATATTCTCAACAAATGCTATTCCATATACTACAACCGGACAATATTTACAAAATGTAACAATATGGGCTGATTATATCTTTTTAGATACTGATGAACGCCGTCGTTTTGCGCAAGTGTCACACGAATATTTAATTGAACAAGTTCAATTCTCAAATGCTTTAACAATTAACACTAATTCAACAACAGTTCAACACGAATTACGTTTCAATCATCCAGTTAAAGAATTAGTCTGGTTAATTGATCCATCAAATAATACAGCAAACTTTACAACATATCAACCTTGTTCAGATGCTTTATTACAATTAAACGGTCAAGACCGATTTAAGCGTCGTTCCGGTGATTATTTCACTAAAGTTCAACGTTTTGAACATCATAGTGGTTGTGGTCGTTCACTAAATTCAACAGATAGATCATCAACTGAAGATGAAAGTAATGTATTCGCTCAAACACATATTTATTCATTTGCTCTTAAACCAGAAGAACATCAACCATCAGGTACTTGTAATTTCAGTCGTATTGATAATGCTGTATTAAACTTATCATTTGCTACTTCACGGGCGGCTGGTTATCCAACCGTTGCTCAAATTGCGGCTGGAACTGTATTGAAAGTCTATGCTGTCAATTACAATGTTCTTCGTGTTATGTCAGGTATGGGTGGTTTAGCATACTCTAATTAAGAAATATGTTATTTATATTTTATATAAGATGTAAATAACAACTATAAAATAAAATATATTTAAAATATAAGTTATACTATATCGTAAAAAATGACAGGAAGTTTAATGCAACTAGTCGCTTATGGCGCTCAAGATACATATTTAACAGGCAATCCACAGATAACATTCTTTAAAGTTGTATATAAGAGACATACAAACTTTGCGATGGAATCTATTTCTCAAACAATGAATGGAACAATAGGTTTAGGAAATACATTCAGTTGTATATTAGGACGAAATGGTGATTTAGTTCATCGTGTATATTTAGAAATGACATTTAATCAAGATATAAGTAATGCGTGGCGTGTAGGACATCAAGTTATAGATAATATTGAAATTGAAATTGGAGGACAAGTAGTAGATAGACATTATGGTGAATGGATGGATATTTGGACACAATTATCACATACTGAAGCTAATTGGCAAAAATTAGATAGAATGATAGGAGGGTCATTAAAGGATAGCAATAATCCAAATTATACTAAAGTGTATGTTCCTTTACATTTTTGGTTTTGTCGTAATCCCGGTTTAGCATTACCTTTAGTAGCATTACAATATCACGAAGTTAAAATTAATATTCAATTGAATAATTCATTCTTAGTAACATCTGGTAGTTCATTCACCCCATCAAATGCTCAATTATTATATTGTGATGTTTATGTAGATTATATATATTTAGATACTGATGAACGACGACGTTTTGCTCAAGTATCTCACGAATATTTAATTGAACAAGTTCAATATTCAAATGGTATTAGTATAACACCTAATTCAAGTACTACAAATAAATTATTTTTAAATCATCCTGTAAAAGAAATAGTATGGGTTGCTAAAGATAATAGTGGAACAAGACATCCATTTGATTTTTGGGCTTCTCAAGGTTCATTATTAGATAATACAACTATAGCACAAATTCAGTTGAATGGACAAGACCGTTTTCAACAGAGAGATGGTAGTTATTTCCGTCTTGTTCAACCATATCAACATCATACAGGTGGACATAATCAACAAGCTAGTGATCCATCAACAAATAGTAAGCCATTAGGTGGATTTTATGTATATAGTTTCGCATTAAATCCAGAAGAACATCAACCAAGTGGAACTTGTAATTTTAGTAGAATTGATAATGGAACTTTAGAAATTAATACTGGTTCAAGTGCGAGAGTATTACATTATTACGCAGTAAATTATAATTTGTTAAGAATAATGAGTGGAATGGCGGGCGTCGCATTTTCAAATTAATTTTTGCGTATTTTTAAAATATATATGACGAATATACGTAATATATACTTAAAGATTTCATATATAAAATTGGTTATAGAAACACTCAAAATGGCTAAAAAATCTACTCCTGCTCCACAAGCAACTCCAGCTCAAACCCAACAATCTGCTCCAGCTACTCCAGCTCCAGCACAACAAGCAGCAGCAACAACTACTGCTCCAGAAAAGAAAGCACGTGCTCCTTCAAAGAAGACTGATGCTTCTCCTGCTCCAGCTCAACAAGCAGCACCTGCTACTCCAGCACCAGTACAACAAGCAGCAGCACCAGCTAAAGAAAAGAAGGCTCGTGCTCCTTCAGCAAAGAAGGAAGAATCTACTCAACAAGCAGCAGCACCAACTACTCCTGCTCCACAAGCTTCAGGTGAACAATCACATGAAGAACAACCACAATCAGTTGAAGTTTTATTCCAAACTTTAGTTAGTCAAGCTGAAGCTTTAATGGAAACTCAAAAAACTTGGTTAGCAACCTTACGTCGTGCTGTTAAATGCTATACTCGTGAAAGTCGTGAAATGGCTCGTGCTAATGCTCGCTTAGCTGCTAAACGTGCTCGCCGTCAAAATGGTGGTGATGGTCAAAAGCGTGCTCCATCAGGCTTCCAAATTCCAACAAGTATTTCAGATAATTTATGTGATTTCTTAGGTGTCGCACACGGAACTAAGATGTCTCGTAATGTTGTTACTAAGCAAATTAATAACTACATTCGTGAACATAATTTACAAGTTAAGGAAAATCGTCGTAGTTTTGTCCCAGATACTAAATTAGGTGGTATCTTAGGTAAATTACAAGATGTTGATGCTTCAACTGGTTTCACTTATTTCAACTTACAACGTTATATTTCACGCCACTTCACTTCAAATGCTGCTTCAGCAACTACTGCTAGTTCAGCTCAATAAAATACTCTAATAATCGTATTATATTATTGTATAATTTGATTATTATAAAAAATTTGCAAAAATTTGATTAAAAATTATTTAAAGTTTTATGACGTATTGAAAACAAACAATTAAGATGTCTTCCTTTAACGCAAACAATATGAACACTCAATCCGGAAATATTTATCGTGCTAATAATGTAGATTTTACTAAGTTCACATTTAGCGAACCTGTAGCAAACAAATATGGCGGCCGCTCAAGCCGAGTTAAATACGCTGGTCAAGATTTCTTCATTCAAACTCCTCGTATGAGATTACCTTATGGTCTTGGTAAATGGGTTGATACTACTAATCCAGACAAAGTCAAATATTCTGTTGACTTCTCATTATCAGGTTATAACAAAAATAAACCAGATGAATATAACCCACGCACTGCTGAATTCTTTGATTTCTTAAGTAATCTACAACAATGTATGATAGATAATGGTATTAAAAATGCTATTACTTGGTTTGGCAAGCCAAGTGAAACCGTTCGTAAAAGTATTGAAAATGACCCTGATACTTATATTCGTGATTTAATCAAATATGCTAAAGATAAACAAACTAAACAAGTAACTGATAAATATCCACCAACATTTAAAGCACACGTTGTTACTTGGGAAAATAAATTCATCATTAAAGCTTATGATGAAAGTGGTAAAGAAGTCAATGACTTTGAAACTGCTTTCGTCAAAGGAACTGAAGCTGTTGCTATATTAAAATTAAAAGCTGCTTCATTCCAAGGTAAAAGTGCTGGCTTAAAGTTTGATTTAGTCCAAATTAAACTATATCGTCCAGCTGGTATTCCAGACTATGCTTTCATTGATGATGAAAATGATAGTAAACCAATTCGTAAGACTGCTTCTATGGATGATGAAGATGATAGTGATAGCAAACAAGGTTATTCAAATACTGTAGAAGATAGTGACGATGAACCTGTTCAAGTAAAAGATGAATTAGATGATGATGAAGAAGAAAATGATGAAGAAGAAGATGAAGAAGACGAACGTCCTCCAACTCCTCCTCCAGCAAAGAAAACTACAAAAAAATCAACTGAACAAGTCGCACCTACTAAATCAACTGTTGCTAAAAAGAAATAAATAACACATACGAGTTAATCATATAATATATATTATATCAATAACTCACACAACAATTTTTTATTTTTATATTATATAAATATGGGTAAAAAAATGAAAGGTGGTGATGGTGGTGAAGGAGTTTTATTATTAATAGCCGCATTAATTTTGTATATAGGATATTAAATCGGTAAATTTTTAAAAGAAAAACTAAATGTAAGTACTACAGTAGCGGTTATATTAGCTATAATATCAATATTTGTTATTATATTTTTATCATTTACATTATATATGTGGTATACAAATTCCAATAACAATACAACGGTATCATCTACAACCATTTAATACTTATTTTATTTACAAATATATATTATAAATAAAATATGACTGAATTCTATTTAATTATTCCATTTTTTCTTATTGTAGCCCTCGCGGCAGGCTTTGTTCTATGTAGAATGATGTGCGAATTATGCTCTAGATATACGTGGCAAGGTGTTTATATGGGATATTGTGCTTGTATATTTGTAGGTCTTCTAATAGCATTAATATTTAAAGATGAAATTATTAGTGCTACTTCAATCATTATATCAAGCGCTCCATTATTAAGAAATATACGTATATAATAAACTTATGATACGTAATTATCGTATCCTTGATAAAATTGGCTCAGGAACACACGGTATAGTATATCGTGTTGAACACACCTCAACTCATCAAATACTTGCTTTGAAAGATATGTATTTACACAATCTTTCAGATAAAGAACAAGAACAACTCGTTATGGAAATATGTATTCAAAAATGTAATACAAGTCCATATATCATAAAATATATTGATTCATTCATATATAATGAACATGTTTATATTATATCAGAATATGCGTCAAATGGTGACCTACAATCATTAATTGATATTAATAAAAAAAATAATAAAAAACTAAATAATAACTTCATCTCCAAAACTATACTCCAAATCATTTTAGGACTAACCTACTTACATAAATATCATATAGTTCATCGTGACCTTAAACCATCCAACATATTCTTTGATAATAACTGGAATGTTAAAATTGGAGACCTTGGCATCGCTAAATTCTTTCCCGATAATAATCTATTACACTCGTGTATAGGCAGTCCACTATATATGAGCCCCGAAACATATTCAGGTGATGGCTATAATGAACTTACTGATATATGGTCATTAGGTTGTATATTGTATAATATGCTGACATATGAAGTACCTTATTCTGCTAACAATATATTACGACTTGCCTATTTAATAAGTAATGAAAATTTTAAACCTATTAATGATAGAAAAGAATGGAATAGTCTCTTAGAAAACTTATTGAATAAAAATATTAAATTCAGACCTACAGCAATAGAATTAGCAGCAAATGATTTCCTAATATCTAAATCCGGTATGACTTTAAATAATATAAAAAATATAATAAATTCATCAAATCGTATTGAAGAAAATATTATTCAAATATATAATGATATTTCAGGTAATATTGATAACCAAATTGACAAAATTAATAAATTTCATCTTAAATATACTTTAACTTTACCACCTCTCAATATAAATAAACGTCATAGTGACTCTAATATTAATAAAATCACTGTTTCATCAAGACGCCATAGCGAACCTAATCCATCATATAAACTTCAATTACCTCCATTAACTCATCGGTGACGTCTCTTTGATGACTTTCTCTTATTCTTACTTGAACGTCTCTTTGATTTTCTTTTACCTCCTTTCATCACTAATGAACCACTCATTAATTCACCATTAAATACTGGTGGAACACGACTATCATATCCAACAACTACCGCTTGACCTGCTATTTGTTCTAAACGTGGATCTAAAAAATATCCATTACCACCACCACTCATTCTTTTACTATTACGACGAGAACGTCTCTTACCACATAAAGGCATTGTTCTTCTAACTCCTGCTATCATTATTATATTATATACCACGATTATTTCTTCTTATCATATAATTGTTGTAATGATAAATCACCCCAATTATAACTCAACCATAGATTATACATTACATAATCTATTGGATCTGTTTTATTCATATAAGGATCATATACCTTAAGTCTATTCATCATCGTTTTTCTAAAATCTTCTAATTTATCAGTATACCATACTTGCTCATCATCATCCTTCTTTTCTTCTCTCTTTTTTCTATATTGATTCGCTAACATATCTAATCCATATAATCCTTTAGAATTTTCCATTTAGAAATAACATACATTATTTTTCTTCAAAAAAATATTCAAATAATATTATAAAAAAATATGTTCCCTGTTATGGATAATGAAAAATTAACCAATCTATTATTCTTTAATCTTATCATTAATATACTATCTATAGTCTTCATTCTATATATTTATCGTAAATTACGCAATAATCAAGGTCCACCTGGTCCTCCTGGTCCACCTGGTCCTAAAGGTGATGTAGGACCGTCATCAACACAACAGACAACATCATCTAAATAAAGTAATTTATTCATTATAATATTAGATAGCTTGTTTTGAATATTGTTTTTCAATAAATCAATTATCTCTTCTTCTTTCACATTACATATCAACAAATAACCTATTATCTCATAAATATGTATATTCATACTTATGTGATATAAAGAAAACAATTATTTTTATTTTACATAAATGAATACACCCTTGTATCTTAATGACTTCATCATTCATAAAAATATTGCTCTTAAATTAACTGCTTTTAATCAATATGTACCTCATATGATATTTTATGGCCCAACCTCCTCAGGTAAAAAAACCCTAATATACGCAATGATAAATAATATTCATAATAATAATAATCCAATTCAAAAATATAGAAACATCAAGTTTGATGATATAACTGTTAATGGTAATCTCATTCCCATTAATTATGTTCAAACACCATATCACTTTGAATTCAATCTATCTGAGTATGGATTATGTGATGCGGATGTTATTATCAATTATATACAAAAAATAGTTGAATATAAAACTATTGATAACTCATTCCATATTATAGTATTACATCATATTGATAGACTATCTATTGACACACAAAAAACATTATTATCACTTATGGATAAATATATATTAACTACACGCTTCATATTTATAGCTAATAATATACAATCTATGTATAGTTGCTTTAAATCACGCTTAATTGAAATAAGAGTTCCATCGCCTGCTAAAAATATGGTATATAAATATATCCAATATTCATATCCATCACTACATAATACACAAATTGATAAAATTATAGAATACACTAATTATAATTTATTTAACCTATGTAATCTATTACCATATATTAAACAATCCATAGATACAAATGCGAATTCATTATTAACTGACACTAAATTAAACGAAATATTACAAACACCTAACATAAAATCCATTATTAATACACTTATTCCACATATAAAAGAACGTAGTATCACATCCATTAAAACTATACGTGCTATATTATATGACTTATTATTATCAAATATACAGATTAGAGATATATTTAGTAATATTGTTGACTATGTTATGAAACATCCTGATATACCAATATCGTCTAAACAATCATTTATTCAAGATGCTAATAATATTGAAGTTGGTATCATTAAAATTGAATATAATATTATCATTATAGAATTTTTGGTATTTAAAGTTAAAAAGCTATTTCTTCAACATAATGTATGAACAATATTACAAAATATTAGAATGTTCACCTAATGATGATATCAAATATATACGCAAACAATATCTTAAATTAGCACTAAAATATCATCCTGATAAAAATAAAGAACACGGGGACCGCTTTCGTGAAATTAATGAAGCATATCAATTTATTTCTTCTTCTAACAATGATATTAATAATACTATATTACAATCACCTGTTGATTTATTAAGAGAAATACTTTCGCATTATGATAATGATTTGGCTGATATTATACACGATACATTGTCATTATTATCTCCAAATAGTTCAAATATTTCAGATTTATGGAAACAAATTATTAATATACCTAAATATGATTTAATTAAAACTGGTACTAGCTTAGTTAAACAATATTTAGAAAGAAAATGTTCTATTACTAATCACAAAATTTATAATTTATATATAAATGATGATGAATTAAAAGAACAGTATAATATTGAATGTTCAATTGACTTTCTTACTAAATATTCATCAATTGAACTTTTTATAAATAATCAATTTATTAATACTTTTGACCTTAAATATCAAAATATTTCAATAAAATACAATAATACTATTCATGAATTCTATTTTATAGATAATTTTTTATCCGGATTTAAAAGAATTAACAAATATGATTTATTATTAGAAATAAATGATATATCAGTTAAATCTATTGATAATATAATATCAATAAATCATCCATTTATCAATAATAACAATTTACAATTTTCTATAAAAGTTGATTCTACTTCTAATATCTATTTATTTAATAATATTGGTATTTGGAATCCAACTATTAATAATTATGGTAATATATATGTCATATTAACATTTATTAATAATATTTATTATAATGAATATGTTACAGTAACACACGATTTTATTAATAAACAACCAGATAAAATATTATCAATTTATGATATATTTAATGAATAAAATATATATACATCTAATGACAGTTTTTTATGATATTCAACCTTTATTTAATAAAAATATGAAAGATGCTTCTATAAATAAAACTAAAAAAATTCATATTAATAATCCCATAGACCTTAATTCATACTTTATATCTAATAACTATGTTCCTATTATTAATCAATTCTTCACTAATAAAGAAACTATTACATACAATAATGGTCGCAATACTATTCTAATTAATTTATTTACTACTACAAATAAAGAATATAATATATGGAACAATAACGATTATGATATCTTATATTTGAATGTTATAATGATGTTATCATTAATGGACTATGTTAAAACAACAAATAATAAAGTTATTATACATTTTTATCCTACAAAGTTTAAAAAAGAATGGAATGAACGTAATTTAACTCCTGAAGTTATTAATTCAGGTTTTACATCACACGGTAAAGATAAATATATTCTCATATATCGTAAAGAAGAATATAATAGATTATTATTACACGAATTGATACACTATTTATTATTAGATAGTGCGATGGATAATAAAATATGGTCATCCACACATATGAAAATATCATTAGATTATAATATTTTTAATCATATCAATTTATTTGAAACATATACTGATACGTGGGCTATTATATTATTAATAATAATGACGCATATTATAGAACCAAAATTATCTTTAAAAAGTTTATTAAAAAAAGAGAAAGAACACATATTATGTATGGTTCAACAACTATTATATCAACTTAGTATACCGGATATAGATAGTATTAGTATTCATACGTGGGTTCAGCATACATCAGCTTTATCATATTATGTATTTAAATATGGAACATTAAATATGGATGATTTTATAACAAAATATCCAATTGGTATAAAATTTACTAAAGAAAAAGCAGATGAATTATATAGTGATATTCGTAAGGAATTAAATGGAAAATTTATAGAAATGAAGAATAATTGTAAGAGTGCGAAATTATCATATTTAGGATATGATGTATAAATAGACATAAATAATTGTCAATTTATAATAAGATATGGGTGTTAAAAATTTGAACTCATTAATTGAAAAATATAGTCCAAATGGTAAATTAAGACAACATCTATCTGTATTTAACGGAATGACTTTTGCTGTAGATACAAATGTTTATTTGTATAAATATTTGTATGGTAAAAGTAATCATATAGATGGGATGTTTTTTATGGTAAATAAATTTAAGAAATTTGGAATAACACCTATATTTATATTTGATGGAAAACCACCAACTGAAAAGACAAATACAATAATCCAAAGAAGAGAAGCTAAACAGAAATTACACGACCGAATATTGGATTTAAAATCACAATCAATTAATAGTGATGATGGACAAGAAATAAAAGATGAAATTTCTAATATTGAAAAACGTATAGTATTTGTTAGTATTGATATTATACAATCTACTAAAGAACTATTTGATTTAATGGGTGTCTCATATATAGAAGCTACAAGTGAAGCAGAACAATATTGTGCTAAATTGAATCATATGGGTCTCGTTAGCGGAGTTGTATCAGAAGATATGGATACTATTGCTTGTGGAGCTAAAATAGTTTTACGAAATTTTAGTAATAGAGATGATATGGTTGATGTCTATTATTTAGATAATATTCTTACTGAAATGAATATATCATATGATTCATTTATTGATATGTGTATCTTATTAGGTAATGATTATATACAAAGACCAAAGGGATATACACCCACTGAAATATATATGGATATAATGGAATATCAGCGAATAGAATCAGTATTAAATAATAGAGAAAATGTTAAATTGGGTAATAATATACCAAGATTACGTGATTTATATTTGATAAAGGAAGTGGATGTAGATGAGACTATAATATATGAACAAAAGAATAAAAAGTGGGACACTATAAATCTATTAAATTATATGAAAGAAAATTCAAGTATAGATGAAACTACAATAAAACATCGTATTAATAAAATGTATAATAGTTTTTCAATGAGTTTAAATAGTCCTATAAGTAAAAATTATAATTTTTGGAGATAATCATATTCTATTCTATATAAAAAAATAGAATATAGTTATATATTATATTAATTTGAATCAATATGGATGTTGAAAACATAGTTAATAAATGGGAGACTCATTTATGGTCTATCATTGATTCATATTTCAAAAATACTGATAATTATTTATGTAAAAACCAATTAGACTCATTTAATCGCTTTTTAGAAATTAATATACCAAAAACTATTCGTCAATTTAATCCGCTCATATTATCATATAACCCTTTAGAAGATAATAAATATTTATATGAATTACGTGTTACAGTAGGTGGTTCAATTAAAAAAGTCAATAATGAAGAAAAAGAAACTGTTGTAATTATTGATGATGAAGTTAATGAAAATAATCAAATACTTACAACCTTCAAAACAATGGATAATGCCGTTGTCATTAATGATGCTAATAATATTTTTATAGCGAAACCTATTATTCAGGAAATTGAAAGAACAGAACAAGGTTTTTCTGTTAATAGAAAACCTTTATATCCAAATGAAGCTCGCCTAAAAAACTTAACCTATAGAACTGAAATTCAAACAGATGTTATAATTGAATATATTGTTAATGATCCCGGACAACCACGAGTAATCCGTCGTTTTCGTAATATAACTTTAGGAAATATACCAATTATGTTACAAAGTAAAATATGTAGTTTATATGGTATGAAATATGATACATTACATCTTATGGGTGAATGTCCGTATGACCACGGTGGTTATTTTATTATAGATGGTAAAGAAAAAGTTATTATAGCACAAGAGAGACAAATTGAAAATAAGATTTATGTTAGTAAAATAACTGATACTAATAGTAAGTTTTATGCTACAGCGAATGTTCGTTCTGTTCCTGAAAATAAGTTTCAACCAGCTCGTATAACAGCTTTATCTATATGTACTGATGATAAAAAAGATAAGAAACTGAGTAATATTTATTATAGGAAAGATGGTATATATGTTGAAATTCCACAAATTGGCGTAAAAAAGAGTAATGAAACATTTACATCATTACCTATACCCCTATTTATTGTATTTAGGGCATTAGGTGTAATAAGTGATGAAGAAATATTGAAAATGATAATAGGTGATTTAGATAATACATTAGGTAAAAGAATGATAGATTTTTTATTTCCAAGTATGAAAAATGCTGATTTATTTGGAACCGAAATATGGAAATATGTCCCAATTAAAAAAGTTTTTCCATATTTTAATCCAGATGATAAAGATAATATACATATTACTCATCGCTGCTTAATTATGTCTCAATATGAAGCATTGATGTTCTTATCTACACTAATAGATCCACGTGTAGTCAGTCCATCAATAACTAATGAAGCAACACGTTTAGCTTGTTTAGATGTTATTTTAAAAGACTACTTCTTACCACATTGTGGTCAATTGAATATACATAAAGCTTATTATTTAGGTCATATGACACGTGAATTAATAGAAACTGTATTAGGTATAAAACCATATACAGATAGAGATAGTTATATGTATAAACGTGTAGATTTAGCAGGATTTTTAATATCAACATTATTTCGTGATTTATATTTTCGTGTAAAAAATAGATTAATAGAAGTTTGTAATATTAATCATAATAAACACGATAAAGATAACTTTTGGCAAAGTGAAGATACAAATACATTAAAAGATAATCTATTTTGGCTCAACTTTCCACCTGATATTAAAATGAAAAAATATAATATTTATCGTTTAGTTGGCTCAAATGCAGCGGATGACACCAGTTCTATCATATCAGTAAATAAAATTATTAATCAAGATATCGTCAATGATGGTTTCACATATGCTTTTAAATCAGCGTGGGGTCTTAAAAATGCTCCTGGTAATAAAGAAGGTGTCGTTCAAGATTTAGCTCGCTTAAGTTATGTTGGATTCGTATCACACTTACGTCGTATTAATACTCCTTTATCAAGCAGTGCTAAAGTTAGACCTCCACACGCATTACATCCCTCATCTTGGGGTATAATGTGTCCATCCGAAACTCCTGATGGTGGTAATATTGGTTTGAGAAAAAACTTATCAATTTTTGCTATAATCAGTTCAGGAACTAACTCAATGAACTTATTGAGATGTTTATATACTAATGGTATGGAAAGTATTGATCAAGTGGATAGTGATAGTTATAAATACACACGAATATTCTTAAATGAACGTATTGTAGGTTATGTTAGAGAACCATTAGCATTTTATAGAACTATGAAGTTATTAAAACGAAATGCTATAATAAATGTGTATACTTCTATAACATTCAATAGTTTAAAAAATCATATTAAAATTACTACTGATTCTGGTAGAGGTATCCGTCCTGTATTAACAGTTAATTCTAATAATGAATTGAATATATTTAAACCATTAGTTGGTGATATGAATGGACGAAGTATTATACAAGCTTTAATGGATGGTGATATTAAATGGGACCATCTAATTAGTGGCTTTAGAGATATTACTAAACCATTAAATGATCAAGATGAACGATATTATTTAGAAGAACAAGCCAAATATTCAGAAACTGAATTAGAACAATTAGAAGGTGTTATTGAATATATTGATAAAGATGAAGAAGATACTGCTATGGTTGCTGTAACTATTCACGATTTATCTATGAAAGAATATCCATATAATTATTGTGAAATACATCCATCATTAATATTAGGATTATTAGCAAATTGTATTCCATTTATTGAAATGAACCAAGGACCACGTCACTTATATGCTGTTGGACAATCTAAACAAGCATTGGGTCTATACGCAAGTAACTTTAGGACGCGTATGGACACTAAAGGTCAAATAATGTATTATCCACAACGTTCTGTTGTAAAGAATAAATTAGAAAAATACTTATTTACTAATGAATTACCAAATGGTATAAATGCTATAGTTGCTATAGGTTGTTTCACTGGATATAATCAAGAAGATTCTATTATATTCAATAAAGCTTCTGTTGAAAGAGGCTTATTTAGGACTGTTAAATATAGAACTTATTCAGGTAGAGATGAAATAGAGAATAATAAAATTCGTGAAAAAATAATGAAACCAGATCCACGTTATACAACCAATCTAAAATCAGGTAATTATTCTAAATTAGGTGATGATGGTCTAATATTGGAAGGATTAAAAATAGATGAAAATGATATTTTAATAGGAAAATGTGTATTAACTGGTGAAAAAGATAGTAATGGTAATGATTTATATACAGATAATAGTGATTTTGTTCGTTTAAATGAAGACGGTTTTGTTGATAAAGTTTATTCTAATTTAGGTAATGATGAACAAAGATATGTGAAAGTTCGTATTCGTAAAGATAAAAAACCTGAATTAGGTGATAAATTCTGCTCTCGCTTTGGTCAAAAAGGAACTGTTGGTATGTTATTACAACCGTACGATATGCCTGTATCAAAGAGAGGTA